CGGTCCGCTCGGCAAGGTGGGTGGTCTCGCCGCCTCCGAGATCGCGTCCATGGCGCAGGTGCTGTCCAGCGTCGGTGTGGAATCCGAGATCGGCGCCACTGGCATCAAGAACATGATGCTCGCTCTGACAAAGGGCGAAGCCGCGACAAAGAGCCAGAGCGAGGCTTTCGGAAAGCTTGGCCTCGATGCCGTGCAGATGTCGAAGGACATGCAGAAGGACGCCGGCGGCGCGATCCTCACCGTAATGGAGCGGCTCAAGGCCCTGCCCAAGGAGGCGCAGGCTGGCGTGCTGACCGATCTCTTCGGGTCCGAGAGCGTGGCCGCCATCGCGCCGATGCTCACCAGCCTCGACCAGCTCAAGAAGAACTTCGCCCTTGTCGGCGATAGCAGCCAATACGCCGGCTCGATGCAGAAGGAGTATCTGGCGGCTACGGCGACCACCGAAGGCGCGACGGGGCTCGCGACGAACGGACTTTCCGCCTTGAACATCACGATGGGGCAGTTCCTGCTGCCTACGGTTGTCGCGGTGTCCGGGTATGTGAGGGAGGCGGCCGGCGCGATGCGCGGGTGGGCGCACGAACACCCTATGCTCGCCAAGGGGATCATGATCTTCCTCGCGGCCGGGTCGGCGCTTCTGATCCTGCTCGGCGGCATGGCGCTTGCTTTCGCGGCGCTCACAGCAGCGGCTGCGCCCCTCGGCATCGCGCTCGGCCCTCTTCTGCTCATCGTCGCGGCCATCGCAGCCATCGCTGCTGCCGCCTACCTGATCTATGACAACTGGGGCGCGATCACCGCTTGGTTCAGCTCCTTGTGGGAGCAGATCAAGGCCGCGGTCGCAGCAGCCTTCGAGTGGATCAAGCAGGCCTTCCTCAATTTCACGCCGCTAGGCTTGCTCATCCAGGCGTTCGCGCCGGCGCTCGGCTACTTGCGCGGGCTCAATTTCGGCGAGATAGGCCGCAACCTCATCCAAGGCTTCATCAGCGGCATCGTCGGCATGCTCGGCCAGCTGAAGTCCACCGTGATCGGCGTGGCGAGTTCGGTCTCCAATTGGTTTCGTGAGAAGCTGGGCATCCACTCGCCATCGCGCGTGTTCGCCGGCTTGGGCGGGTATGTGATGGCCGGGCTCGACCAAGGCCTTGCGGCGAACACATCGGGACCGATTTCGCGCATCACGGACCTGTCGGCGCAGATGACCCGAGCCTTGGCAGTCGGCGCCGGTGCCGGAGCCATGGCCTCCGCGCTACCTGCTGCGGCCGCTCCCGGCTCGCCTGCTCCAAGCGGCGGCCAGGCGAGAACGGCCAACGTCTACAACATCACCATCAATGCCGCCCCGGGCGCCGCCGCCAGCGACATCGCGGAGGAAGTGCGCAAGGCACTCGAGCAGATCGAGCGCGAGAAGCGTGGGCGCGGATTTGGCGATGGCGAGGACTGACCGATGCACCTGATGGCCCTCGGCATGTTCCTCTTCGAGATCGGCACGCTTCCGTTCGACGAGCTGCAGCGTAAGACCGACTGGCAGTATGCCCGCTCCGCCCGCGTCGGCGCCCGCGATGCCACGCAGTTCGTCGGCCCGGGCGACGAGACTATCAGCCTCTCGGGCGCGGTCTACACCGAGCTGACCGATGGCCGCGTCTCGATCGACGATCTGCGCGCCCTCGGCGAGGCCGGCGAGGCGCTGCCACTGGTCGATGGTTCGGGTACGGTCTACGGCAACTTCGTCATCACCGCTCTGGATGAACGCCACGCCTACCTCATGGCGGACGGCACGCCGCGGCGGATCGACTTCGGCCTGGATTTGCTGCGCGTGGACGACACCGCCGCCGCCAATACCCCGCAGGCCTCCGCATGAGCGAGGCGATCAGCAACGTCCCCAACTGGCGCGTCACCCTTGATGGCCGAGATCTGACCGATCGCCTTCGCCCTCTCCTGATCTCCCTTTCGATCTCGGAGAAGCGCGGCGACGAAGCCGACCAGCTCGACATCGTCCTGGACGACAGCAAGGGCAACGTCGCCATTCCGCCCGAGGGCGCGGTGCTGCACGTCCAGCTGGGCTGGCTGCAGGGCCGCGATGTCACCGTCGGCCTGATCGACAAGGGCAGTTTCAAGGTCGACGATGTCTCGCACAGCGGCCCGCCCGATCAGATCACCATTCGTGCCCGCGCGGCCGACTTCACCAGCGAGATCCGCAATCGCAAGTCGCACAGCTGGAAGAATACCACGCTCGGCGCCGTGCTGACCGAAGTCGCCGGCCGCAACGGCCTGACCGCCCGCATCGCGCCTGCGCTGGCGTCGATCGCGCTCGCCTCGATCGCGCAGAGCCGTGAGAGCGACATCGCCTTCATCCGCCGCCTCGGCCGTGAGCACGACGCCGTTGCCACGATCAAGGACAAGCACTTGGTCTTCGCACCCAAGGGCGCCGGCCGGACCAGCACGGGCCAGCCTCTGCCCACGCTGGAGATACGCCGGCGCGATGGCGACGGCCACCGCTGGGAGCGCCAGAAGCGCGACGGTCAGGAAGGCGTCACCGCCACCTGGCATGACAAGAAGGCGGCGAAACGCAAGACCGTGACGGTGGGCAAGGCGGAAGGCGCCAAGAAGCTGCGCAAAGTGCATGCGAACGAAGCCTCAGCCAAGCGCGCCGCCGCTGCCGAGCACGATCGTCTCAAGCGCGCGCCGGCCACCTTCGACATGAAGTTGGCGCTGGGTCGGGCCGATCTCATCCCCGAAGCTCGTGCCAATGTTATCGGCTTCAAGGATGTGATCGACGGCACCACCTGGCTGGTGTCCGAGGTGACGCATCGGTTGGACAAGAGCGGCGGGTATATAACGGATTTGAAAATGGAGACAGCGCCGTAAACTTGTGGCGCCAGCAAAATAGAACGCAGATGATATGGCCTATCAGTGATCCTCGGCTATACGTTTGATTGCTTCGATGCCAGGAATCTTAAACACCGTTCTGGTAAGATCCAATAATACTGACAGGTTGAAGTAGATTATCGCGATCGCTAGTGAGTTAGCTATTGCCACGTTGTGCGGCACCGGCGGCACAAGCGGCTTGATCAACACGACCAGCCCTGCCACTCCGAACAAGAAGATCAGTGAGTATGCGGATCGACGAAGCGAGCGTCGCGTCCGCTTGAAGGGGTTTCCTGTAGCGTCCTCGATCTTGTTTAGTTCGAAATGCACGCTTGCAGCTGACGCCAATGTGACTGCAACAATAAAGCCGAGGGTGCCGAGGAGTTCTTGATTTACGAAGTTGGCGAGGAATGTATTACGATCATCAAGCAGGTACGGAGCCGAGAAGCTAATCGTTAGAAGGACCGTCAACAGGCCTACGAGAATCATCCATGACAGAGCTCTCGGCACGGCGCAAAATTGTCCTTTTCATCCCGCCGAAGTACTTCACCATTGCGTCTGCACTGGCCTTCACGGCCGGAATCTTAGATACGAGGTGCTGCCTTGTCGAGCGGAATGGCGTGCCGTCCATCGCCCTCGCGGACAGAGTGCCCGCACCCTTCTCTGCGTACTCCACGCCCTCGCGCACCTTCTGGTTCTGTGTCGAAACCCCATGCTCAGAACGCAGTCCGATCCTCACGCGCTCGGCTCCGGTCACCCTCCCGGTATCACGGAGATCTGCGTCTAGATCTTTCTCTGTGTCCCACATGTTTGGGACGACAAAATCGAAGTCGATTCTGCGCAGAAGATTATTATGCTTGCGGGAGAACGCCCAAAAGCGAGACGCGTCGAACAAGGCCTCTATCTCGATCTGATAAGGTGCCTCGTCGCGCGCGTTCACTGCTCTGGCCAGAGACTTGATGAGACTACTCGGTTTCCCGACAACGTCGTTCTCAACCGCGACGCGCTGTCCCTCATCATGGTGGGTAGGATCAAGCATGACGTAAGCGCCTTGCCATTCTTCTTCAACTACCTCGCCACCACCCTCGCTTGGTGGCTTATGCCGCTCGTGCGACTTGATCCGCTGAATAACGCCAACGATGCATTCATCCGCTGAGCCTTGCGGCACCCAGTGCAGTGTGGAACCGGCGATGTGGCCGAATTCGAAAGGTTG